CCACCTATTTTTAAAACTGTTCCGTTTTTAATTGTAAAAGTTCCTGAACCTACTGCTGTTGCAAAGACATGAGAATTTCCTGTAGTATTTAATGTGTATGTATAACTGTTTAAATCCAATATAACACCCGCTGTTAAAGTTATTTCAACATCACCGTTTTCTGTTATGTCAGTATGTAATTTAACTACATCACCACTAGATGCAGCAGCGTATGCAGTTGCTAAATCGGTGTAAAATACGGGTTGCCCTAGTGATTGACTTACAGAAACTAAACCGTAACCTTTAGCAATATCTATCCATGCAGAACCGTTGTAGCGTTGTAAACTATCTAAATCAGTATCGTAAACAAATTCACCCGTTGCAGGTGTTAAAGCTGCTTTTTCTGCTGATGTCACATTAGATATACCACCTTTCATAGATGCCCATGCAGAACCATCATAATACTGTAGAAAGTCTGTGGTTTTATCATAGCATAAACTAGCCTTTTGAGGTGTTATACTATTCCATGTTGTACCATCATATCTCACCCAATCTTTAAGGCTTACACTATCCCAATCAGCATGAACAGAACCACCTAAAGACAACACGTATATATCTCCTGTACTTTCCGTAGGAGGTGCTAAACTTGCATCTACAAAGTTTAAAGCAGAAGGTAAAACTAATTCATCCTGATACTCTAACTCCCCTAACTCATTTTTCCATGAGTAATCGCCATCATTCGCAGGGGTAAAGCCTTTAGGTACGTGAATTTCACCGTCAACTATATTTTTATGTATTACTATCGCCATTTTTTAGTCGTAAAAGATTATACCTTTCTTATTAACTTGCTGAATATCTTTACACTCATCAAATAAAGGATAAGTTGTAGGGTCTGCATCGTTGGAATCTTCAATAAAAACAATCATGTCTTTACGCCAAAAATCAGCCTTATTCATATAGAAATCCCTACTTTGTGAATAATCAAAGCTTTGAGCTTGTGCTCCGTATTCAGGATCATTAATTATAGAACCTTGATTACTTAATTGAACGTGTATTTTAGAATAAACTTCATACACATTATAATGAGCTAACATAGGTTTAATAAAGTCATCTACTAAAGTTTCATTATCAGCGGTTAATGTATCTGCTGCAATTTCTGTTAAAAGTTCATTATAGAAATCTTTACCTATCACATCTCTAAGATATTTTCTTTGAGTTGGTAATAAATAATTATCAAAATAAGATTGATCGAATGCAGCATCATTAATAGCTAAATCCTTAACCTCTATTGATGTCATTATAGGAGTATTAAAAGCCATTACTCTTCTGTTTTTTTATCTTCAGTAACTTCTATATTAGCTACTGAATTTTGATTAATAAATAAGCTACCTACCGCTTCATCTTCTAAAGGTTTTAAACCTACCATCTCCCTACCCTCATTTATAGTAGTAACAGCATTTACATCTATTCTATCTGAATTACCTACAGGAGCAACATTTAAAATACTAACCTCAACATTAGAGAAATTAGTTTCTCTTTTTATAATCCTGTTTAATACTTTCAATAATGGCTCTTGGTAATCAGGGATAATAACACTATTCATAAACTTGTCATATTCTAGTTTAATCTGTTCGTTACCTCCTAACTTTCCTGCCGTTTCTAATCCTGCTAATGCGGGTGTTATTCTATGAGCTACAATAATAGCTTTAGTAGACATTTCACCTATATCTAAAAATTCACCATCTCGCTCCCTTGTAAACTCTTTTATTATAGCAGCTTGTTCAGGACTATCTAAAAGCTCAATAATAAATTTATCGTTATTACCTTCACCCGTATAAGTTTTCTTAATCTTTTCTACATATTGTTGAGCTGTCATTCCATCAGGAACTTCACCGAACATTTGCATAAGTACACTAGGAAAAAACCCATTATCAAATTTATCAATATTGTACTTACTCATTCTGTACTCTATATCAATCCAATCTAAAGCACCTACATAATCAGGTAAACCATAGTAGTTAAACTCAGGAAACTTACGCATCACATGAAGTAAATACTCTTTTTGACTTGTTCTATTATAAAACTTTAAATCTGAATTAACAGGAGTATCTATAGTTGGAACTGTACCTAGTTTAATATCCCTCCAAAAGTTAGAAATATAAGCTCTTTTTTTATCCTTAGATTTTCTTACTGTAGTTGCATCTTCATTGTATAAAGCTGTGAAATCACCCGACTTTTTAACATGAGGGTAGCAATTACCAGTAATAACAAAAGATTGCATCCAATCATGGAAAACATCAGCTAAACTATCTCCTTCAGGGTTTACCTCTGAAATCCATTCTTTTAAATCATCAGGTAATTCATCATAATCTACTTCTTTACCATCAATTTTAAATACAAAACCTTTACCAACCGCAAAAGTTATCTTTTGATTGATAATGGAGCTGTGAGTACTTGACCTTCTAGCACGTTTTGCTAAGTCATTAACGTAAATGTTGCTAGAATCTTGGAAAAAAGGAATCCATTTATAAGTAGAATCTATATCTTCTTCGTCACCTCTTTTAATAATAGGTGTACTGATAGGATCACTTTTAACTTTAGCGGTGCTACCTTGTATTTTAAACTTCTTCTTTTCGCTCATCTTCTGCTTCTTCTACAACTACTTCTACAACATCAGTAAAACCTGCTTTAAACAGCTTTATTAAGTCTTTTTGGCTAGTCTTTTCTGTTAATGGAATAACACCAACAGACCCAGTAATTAACTTACCTAAGAAAGCCTTTTTAATTGCGTACTTCTTCATAGGTTAAATATAACAAAAAAAAACAACTATTTAGAACGATTCTAAATAAGGGGTTTATACTATTAAAAATAGCGCATAAAAAAAGGGGAGCTACTAAACTCCCCTCGTTGCACTCGCAACTATACACACACTATAAGCAATTAAGCACCAAAAGCAACAGTACCACTAGAAAAAGTTGTAATACTTCCTACAAACTCTCTTAAAGGCTGCGCTTGTTTTCCTGCAAAAGTAACAGTATAACCATTCTGACCTTGTAATTCTGCTTCTAAAATCTCATTAGCAATTGCATCAACCGCTGCATCTTTACCCATGATTTCATCCCAACCTAAAACAAAAGATACATTTTCTGCACCTGATTTGTTATAAGTTTCAAAAATAACTACTAAACCACAAGATTCAACATAACTGTTAATCCCTGCTGCTTTTAATTTCTCCATCTTTGGAGCAAATACCTCTAAAGTAGTTTCATAAGAAATAGAACCGTTTTCTCTTGATCCCTCAGAACCATAGCTTTTAGTTTCTAATTCTCCTTCAATTTCATACCATACTGCATCAGTATCTGCTAAAGTAACCGCTGTGTAAGCAAATTCTGTAGCTACTGTAGATTCTGTAAAGCTTGTTATATCATCTTTATTAATAACAAAGATTCTTTTTATACCTGCTCTTCTATTCTCATCAGTACAACTAATTAGTATGTCTGTTGTAATTTCTGCCATTTTAATATAATTTATAAGTTAAAAAATACCCCCACCATAGGCAGGGGTTTTTGTTTTTAGTAATAGAAAGAAATTAACTCTCCAAATACAAACTGAGTACCCATTTTGTACTTAGCAATGATTTTTAATAACTCATCATCATCGTCATTACTTCTAAACTTTAACTGAGCTTCAGGATCATTAACATCAGACCCGATTACTAAGTTTTCATTAGCAGTATAAACCATCATGTTAGCACCTATGTCAATTCCTAAAGTCTGAGAATTAGGGTTAGCAGCATCAGCTAGTTGAGTATCCCAACCTGTAACTGTAATTACTGGAATCCCTCTAAACATCAATTGGGAATTACCTTGTCCATCAATCAATCTTGATAAACCTAAGTTGTTTCCTGTTCCTAACTGCTCATAAGTAGTAGTTAAGTTATCCTCGATAGTACAAGTAACTCTAAACGCTTTTGCATTCTTAGCAACTTGCCTAAGTACTTTAGTTTGGTTCTCGTAAGCATATTTTAAAAGCTCATAAGCACCATCAGCAACTAAATCACCATTAGTGTCTTCAACACCTGTAATTGCAGTCATTTCAACATACTGACCTAAATCAGCAGAATCAGTAACAAATAATTGTACAAATCCATCAAACTGATCGTAGTCAGCAGATGCAGCAGATGTAGCAGCAAACCACGCTAAACGTCCATTATCATCAGCGATAGCCGTACCTACTGATTTTCTAGCGATTTCACCAACAATAGTGTTAGTTAAGTCATCAATTGCAGTACCTGAGTTATACCCTTCTTCGAATACAGTACCATAAAAAGTATCACCACATTGCTCCAGGTTAACCTTTAATTTTTTTACTTCTAATGTTCTATTAGAAACATCAACAATACCACCAGTTGCAGCAAAACCACAAGTAGAATATGCTCTAACTATTTTAGTTAAAGGTGAAGATAAATACATTTGAGTTTTTACCTTAACATTAGGCATTACTCTAATTCCTTGTAAGTCATCACTTCCTTCTGATGGAGTGAAAAATAATCCTGCTACATCAGTACCTTGATAAGTAGTACTTAATGATTCTGTAATAAAATTTGCCATTCTTTTTTAATTTAAGTTTTTAATAATTATTTAATGTAACCTGAGTTTTTGAAAACACTTAAAATGTGATCTCCTAAAGCATCTTTAACTTCTTCTACTTTTTTAGATTCAATAACATCTTCTTTAGATGCTACTACTTCTCTTGCAGATTTAGCTTTTTCAACTTCTTTCTTTGCTGCTTCAACTTCTGAAACTTTAGCAACCACTTCAACTTTCTTAGCTTCTAATTCTGCTTCTAATTCAGCATTTTTATTAGCCAATTCTTCATTTTCTTTAGATAATTCAGCTTTAATACTTGCTGATAATTCAGCTTTCAAAGCATCTACATCTAAAACCTCTTTTGTTGCTTCTACTTCTTTCTCAGCAGATGCAAAGAAATTAGAGATAACCTTCAAAAGACCTTTTTCATCCTTTTCTGACATATTCACGTTATTTAATTGATTTACATAATTTTTAGGGATATTCTTATACCCCATTTTAGATAGGTCTTTCACAGATGCAAAAGCTGCTATCTTTTTACCTTCCAAAACTTCACTAACAAATCCAAACTCTTTAGCTTCTTCTGCGAATATCCAAGTAGTTTCACTCATCATGTCCTGTACTTTAGATAAGTCTAAACCAGTTGCATTAGAGTAAATCTTAGCTATCTTTAAATTAATAGAGTCCATTAACTTAGCATCTTTTTCTAACTCTATCTGAAACTCTCTAATTTCCTCTGAGTTCATGCCTTGCATAGATATAATTGGCATCCATGCGTTATGAATCATAATAACAGAATTTTCTGTCATTGTAGGTAAAGAATCTCCTGCTAGAGCTAAAACAGATGCAGCAGATGCAGCAACTCCTTCAATTTTTACAGAAACATTTAGATTTGAATTTTTTAGGAAGTCATAAATTGCAAAGGCTTCAAATACAGAACCGCCCCCGCTATTAATAACTAACTCAATATCTTTTGATTTAGAAGTTTTAACCTCTTCAATAAAATCTTTTGCATTAACACCAAAAGAACCTATTTCCTCATCAATAGAAATTGATAAAGCGTTATTAATTGAATTATTAATATTATACCACTTCATATGTAGCAAATATTAATAAAGTCTATTTAACATAATAGCCATATAATGACAAAAAAAAGGGATAGCTTTTACACCATCCCTTAACTATTACGATTTAATCCTATTTATAAATTGACTTGCCTAACAAATATAGTTAAACTTTTCTATTTTTTATAACTCTTATTAATTGAGTTACTGATAAATCATATTTTACACTTAGATTATAGTAGATACTCATTTGTTTATTTAATGGGTTTTTGTTCTCTATATCAAAATCTCTAAGTATTGAAAGGTTACGTATTGCAGTATCACTAATTAAACCATGCTCTATAAGAATAACAATAGCATGGTTTACATCAATAGCTTTACTAACTACACTAAATAAAGTGTTTGTTAACGCATCCCCCAACTCTTTAACCTCGTCATCCAGTAAGTTATTACTCGCTTTTTGCATCTGCTACAGTTTCCTTTAAAAGTTTCATCTACGTTATTAGTAAACATAGTGTATAAATAGTTTAGACTTGTTGTATCGGGGCGCATCTTTGCCCATGTTTTCTCTACAGCTAACTTTATGTTATCTCTTTCCTGCTGTGAAATGTTTCTTAAGTTTTCGTTTACGTCCATCTTTTTAAAGGGCATTTTTCATTCTCCCATATTATTTTATCGTTAATAGCACATTTACACTTACTACATTGAGGTTTATTAGGAATGGTTTTAAATAGTAGTTTAAAGTCTTTTCTATACTTTGGGCAAGATTGGCATATACTTAGTCTTTTAGCCTTAGTGTATTTATCAACTATATTACCATCTAAATTTTTAACTATTCCAAACCACTTAGTAAGCATTTACTAAAGATACTAATTTTATTTAGAACGGTTATAAATAGAGAATAATGTTACTATTAACTTGATAAACGTAACATATAAAGAAAACTTAAAAAACTACCTACGTTATTATTATGTAGGTAGTTTTTCTGTTTATTTACCTTTGTTTATCCAAAAGTTGCAGCTAGTTCTACATTAACTACCTTATTAGCTTGGCTAATTGTATCAGTAGCATTGTTTATAACTGGAATTGAACCTATACTATTAACCACGGCTGTTGTTATTCTGTTTTCCATGTCTGCTAAATCTATATTACTACCTCCACTTACTAAACCACCATTAGCAAATCCTACGCTTACATTAGGACTAGGGCGGTTGTTTCTCATAGCTTCCAAAGAACCAACTAAGTTAGCACCTTGCTGAGTTCCTAGAACGTGTTTAGGCACTACATATTCGCCTTCATGAACTATACCTGCCTGTTTAAATCCACTAGAATCAGGATTACCTGAACCTTCACCAGTATATCCACCTTCTGCAAATGAACTAGGAAACTGTTGTTTAGATATGGTAGCAACTTGTACGGCTGTAGATGCAGCAACTATAGCACCTGTTACAGCTCCTAATACTCCCGATTGTGCAAAAGCCTTAGTTACACCTAAAGCACCATTCATAATAGCTTGAGTAATATCTATTTTCTTCTGTCTTTCAAAAGCTTTCTTTTCTATACCGTATTTTAATACTGCAAATTGTTTTTCAGTTATTAAACCTTTCTCTAGTTTTTCCCTTTCGGTTTGTAACTCAATACTAGCAATAGAGCTAACTAATTCCGTAGCAGCAGTTAAGGCAAATTGACCAACAGATACAATATCATCTATCTTTTTCTGTTTAGCTGCTTCTGTCTGCTCTAAAGCCGCTTCATCTAATACCCTTTGTTTTTCATCAAAACTAGCATTTATTGCAGTTTCTTTAGCGTTAAAGCTAGTTGTAAGGCTAAGTAGTGCGTTATCCTGCTTAACTTTATTACCTATCTTTAGTTTA